TGGAGCAATCTTAGATATTGGCGGAACAGTTACAACATCAAGTATATTTTCAGATGGTGGAGGAGGCGGAGGATTTACAAAATTAGGATCGGGGTTATTTGGCTTTAATGCAATCAATACGTATACTGGAACTACTAATGTATCTGCTGGCACATTGAGAGTTTCCAAAAAGATAAGTGGAACTGGATCTGATGCAAGCTTCAGTCGAGCTGATTTTACACCAACAACACTAACCGTTACTTTTGTTTCAGGAACTCCACCATCCGTCGGTAATACATATAAGTTGTTTTCTGGATCTACTCAACAAACATATGGTTCAGTCACTCTAGTAAACTATAGCGGAACAGCTTCTTATAACTCATCAGATTCTACTTTAACAATTAATACATAATATGATTATTCAACCAAACGAAGAAGGCTGGAGTTTCAGCGGAGAATTACAAGAAGATCAATTTTGTTTTGTTCATAAGGATAACGTCAGAATTTTTTATGGCAAATCAAATATATCTACTACAGACACTTTGTTTATTGGAACTAGGGAAGAGTGCGAAGCGGAAATGTTGCGATTGAATATACCAATTATATATAGACTTGTATCTGAACATTCTAATATTGTATTTTTCGGACCCAAAATAGATAGTGACACATACGAAGGCAATGAATATGTAGGAACCAAAGAAGAATGCGAAGCTGAAATTGTTAGAATAAACACAGAAGCTGCTTCTAACATTCCTTACAAATTGATTTACAGTGAAAGTTTAAATGTTCTTTTTTTAGGACCGGAAGCAGACATCACACAAGCTCAAGGAATTCAATTTTTAGGATCAAAACAAGAATGTGAAACAGAAATTACAAGATTAAATTTGCAATATTAATCTTGTCGGACTTCATATTCAATTACTGAATCGTTTTTAAATGAGCGAAACTCTTCTTTATCTAAATCCCAAACAACAATTAAATTGTCATTAGCAGGTTTAACTCTCTCGGTCTTTTTTTCGTAAACAGGAACTAATTTTTGATTTAAAGTACAATTCATAGTTCGTTCTGTCCCATCTTGCTTTTTAAACTTAACGGTAACGATGTGTTCTTTTAGCAAAGTTCTTAGAGAATTTTTAGTAGTCATTTTTTTATACTAACATTAAAAATTCTTTTATCAACTAATAAACTCCGTCTTGTATATTTTGATATTTTGAAATTTGACTTTGCAAAAACGTTGTATGTCTAAGTAATTCTTGTTTTTCGAAAATTATTGCTTTTAGCTCAGTTTTTAATTTTTCATTTTGTTCTTCTAATGATAATTTTTCAATATCCTCAAAAAACATATTATCAATAAATGTGCTGTAACCAAATTCAAACATGATATAATCTATTTATATCCTTTTCTTTAAAAAGTATAAAAACAAATAAAAATTAAGAATTTTGTGGAGAAAACCACACAAAAGATGGATTCTTAATAATTGTTAAAGTTGGCTCTGGAGTCTCTGTAGGAGTTGGTGTTAAAGTTGGCTCTGGAGTCTCTGTAGGAGTTGGTGTTAAAGTTGGCTCTGGAGTCTCTGTAGGAGTTGGTGTTAATACGAGATTGTATGTTGACTCACTAGAGAGTTTTTTTTTAAAGCTATATTAAAAGCAATTAATAATGTTACTGCTAATGGATCGAATACGCAGATTAAAATGCAAATAAACGAAATTACAACCGTATCTAAAGGTTTATTAATAACATTTGCTACAAACTTAAATGTTCCTATATCTTTTACGTGAGCTGTTTGTTTATTTAATTCAATCAATTCGCTGTCTTTTTTAAACTTTTCTGTTTGTAATGATTGATTGCGTTCTGTTAATTTCTGTATCTCTTGATTGGCTTTTTCTATTGCTGCATAAGCTTGTTCTCTTGGAGCTTTATAATTTCCAGCTTCTTGTACGCGTTGTTCTTGAGCTGCTCTTAGTTGATTTAAAGTTTCAATGCGTTTGTTGTTCTGCTGAACTTCTTGCTCAAATGTATTTTTTTGCGATTCTATAACAGATACTTGTTGATCCAATTGAGAAAACTTTGATGAATTGATTTGATATGCTGCAGACAGATATCCAAATACACCAACTGAAGTTACAGCCATTAGTACAATAATAGCCACTAATAAATATGTGCGAATAAGCCAAGATGTGGTACTCCAGTATCTATATAAAAATGAAGTTGCTACTACTTTGCCTAATTCTAAAGCTGATGCCATTGTAGCTACTTGTATAAAGCTTCCTGAAAATAAAGTAGCTATACCAATTACTGAAAAATACGCTCCGCATATTGCAACGAAGAATGCTGTGAATCCAAGTATAATTGTAAACATACTACTATACTTATCAAAAATGGTGATTTTAACCCTGTAAATATGCAGCGATTGCAGTAGTGCTGCTTGGCACACTGGTATTTAATTAGCTTTCTTTTCGGTCTGTTAGATTATAATGTTCGAAGCGATTGTGTTCGATTGGAGAAAGCAATAATATGCCTGGATATAATGTATTGTTTTTGGTTAACTGAAACATATGAGACATCCACGTTTGTTCAAAGGGATGACCCCATTTGGTATCTAAAAACATTTTTTTATTGCCATTTTTTGATACAATTTGTGGCCAGTTGCAATAATAAATTTCGCCTGTAGCGTATGCTAATCCATCTATGCTTTGTATATTTTTAAATTCTGTTAAAGGTGAGTGCGGATCCAAACCTTGTTCTGGAAGTTTGCAGTAGTTGGGCCAAAACTCTTCTCTCTTAGCTTGAGGAACATTATACCAAGACCATTGTTTAGAATTGTTGCCAAAAAATTCGGTAAAACAAAATTTTAAAAAGTCGAATCCTTCTTGAGACATAATCTTCATAATTTTTAAATAAAGATTATCTAGGTATCTATTAAACCCGTTTTTACATATTTCTCCTTTATGCGGGTAAAAGAACATATCATCTTCAAAAAACATCATGTATTCTAACGAGAGAGAATCAAAATGTTCCGCAATAAATTGCCTTCCTCCGCAGATTCCTAAATTGTCTTTTTTAATGTGTTCGAACCCATGTTTGCGACAAAGTTCTTCGTATATTGGAGTGGTTGTTAAATCTGTAGAATTATTTAACAAAAATTTAGTTGTTTTGTCTAAAAATCTAGAGTCGTAAGCCTCCATAGACTCTATTAACGTTTCGAATTGTTTTGGACTATTAAACGTCAACACATATAAAGCGCATTGATCCGTATATGGTTTAGATTTGTTAACGATATGATTAGAGGGATGGATAATCGTTTCGTGTTTTAGTTGAAGTCTATCGTTTTTTATATTTTCAAAAAACTTTCCCATTAAACCATTTGGGTCAATTTCTGCATATTGAAATAGCTCCGGATATTTGTACACCATTAATGTGAAAACAGATTCTTCTGTTCCCATAAGTCCTTTATCTAACGTAGACTTCAATAAGTCATAATAGATTGAATTAGCTTGTTGAATTGTTTCTTTTGGTCCTCCGAAAAAACCACCTCTTGCTACTTTATTGGTCTTAGTTCGAGCTAGCTTGCAAAGTTCAGCATAATTAAATCCATGCACTTCTGTATTGGCTTCATATAGAAAACATACAAAAGAAAAATGCGTATATAAAGAAGAAAGTTTATCTATTACTTTATCGTGAGTAAAATAGCCAGGATGGATAGTATTAGTAATGCCAGCGTCAATCCAAAATAAATGTGAAGAATTAAATTGGTCTAAAATTTTTGCATCATTTAACAAAAACATTTTGGACATAACTAGTGGGTTGTACATTTCCAAACGAGCTTGTGCTGATTCTGACAACCATCCCGTTCGACTCGACCAAGAAGAATCTGTTCTTATTTTTTGAATAGTATCAAAAAATTCGTTGCACTTAAACCACTCTACGGATCTTTCAATAAATTGTGTGTTTTCTTGTTTGCGATTTTTAAAAACGAAATCTTTTAATTCAGGATCTCCAAATATAATTAAATTATTATTAACAGCAAGTAGTTGAGCAAGTTTGTCTAAATAATGTTGATATGAACGAGACCAACCTTCCGTTAAAGTTTCTCGATTTATATTCCAAAGACCAGTGACTAATGTGGAAGAATTCATTTTATTATTTTAATAAATTATTAATTTTTTTTAGCAAATTAAACTGGTTAAAATATTTTTCTTTAATTTTTAATAAGTTTGGTATCAGTTCGTCGTATAATTTTTCACAATTATTAAAAACATAATTTAATTGTTTAATTACAGTATCTGTGTCGTCAATATTATCAATTAAAATATAGCCGTCTTCTGGTAGAAATTCTTTGATATTTTTGCAACCAAAATAAATTGGTATTGTATTAGTTAATACGCAATCATAAAACTTTTCGCTAATATAATTTTTTTCGTTTGAGTTTTCTATGCATATTGAAAATCTATAATCTATTAATCCGTCTTTTTTAAGATTAAGGTCTTTATTATTCCAACCAAACACATCAACAAACTCGCAATTATCAATTATAGTTTTAATTAAATTTGCTCTTTTTTTGTAAATGCATCCGCTTGGGTACTCTCTATTGTCATTTCCTAAAGAAGAAACAATCGAAGAAATTAATTTGTTTTTTCTAAAAGCAAAATTAATCAAATTATTATAATTCCAAAAATTTCTTTCTCTTAGATTACCAGTGCCTCCATAAAACAAATGCGCAGGAGTTTCTATTACTTTATTAGGAGAATCGTAAATATTTTTTTCGTATCCAAAAACGGTTAAATTTTCATATTGCTTGAAAGCTTTTTGATGGTTTCCGCTCCAAGTTGGCTCATGAAAGAATATATACGCCTTTGAATTTTTTTTAGGTTCCTCTGTTATATAATTATTAAATACGATAATATCATATGAACCGTCATAAACGAATTCGACGTCGCTTCCGTCTTTTTCGCTAGTTTTAAATTGCTCTAGTAATCTTTCTGTTATATTTTCGGAAGTATCCCAACCTGCACAGATTTTAATTTTCATGCCGAATAATATCACGCTTAATAGCTATCATGTCCTCTCTTTGGTGTTTAGAATGTTCCCAATAATCGATTACATCATATCCATTATCATTCAACACATTTTTTATATGCATTCTTGATGGAATCTTTACGGTTTTACCATCTGATATTTCTAAATTGTGGTCTTCTTTACACCACCAACATGTCTCAAAAAATAATACGTTGGGTTTTAATTGAGTTACCAAATCCAAAATAATTAAATGATCAATACTCTCTGCATCACAAAAGAAAAAATCAAGTTCGTCTATTTTTTCTTCAATTAAGAAATCAATAATTGTAATAGTATCAACTATAATTTGAGAGGATATGCGATCTTTGTTAAAACTTCCAAAAGATGCACCTTGATTGTTCTGATCATTTGATAATACGTTTATAATATTATTTTCTCTTAGCACTTCAGGTAATATCGCTTTTTTGACGAATTTTGCATTTTTAAAATTTATTTTATTTTGTTTCATGATTTCAAAAGTGCTTTCAATCGGTTCTATGAAATAACCAATATCGCTTTCTTTTAGAAACTCATTTGCTATATCGTGGGTTTTTCCGTCGTTAACTCCAATTTGTACAAACGAGATTGCTTCTTTTTTTAAACAAAGTCTCGACAAGTTTAATAAATCTAATGGCTTACAATCCTCAAATGCGTATTTGTGCTTACTTTTAGTAGAAACTGATTTTAGTGAATTGTTGTTTGCAGTATTATCTGTAAACTTATTGCCGTTGAATTTAAACCCCAATATACTGTGCCACATGCTATGTGTAATTTCAATTGATTTGTGAAATCCTGCATACCTTGCTGATATCCCAATTTCAAACCCATCTCCCCAACTCCCGCCCTCGCCGCGTATAGATTGTAGATGGTCGTTAAGTTCTTTCCACCTCTCATAAAATTTTTTAATTTTACTTACATCGTTTTTAAAAATTAAAAAGTGTTCGCTCGGTAAAAGCGATAACATAATATCATCATTATCGCTATAATTTTGTAAAATTTTATATGAATTTATCTTGTGAGAAAATAAAGTTTTACCGGTTCTCTTATATTCATTTACGCTATCAATCATTGAACAATTCAGTCTCGTTGCTCCAAAATCATATTTTTTAAAAATAGATTCAATGTGTTCATCCGAGTTGCTATTCCATCCATCAAGCTTTATGTCGCAATCCAGATATATTATTATATCATAATCATTTGGTATGTGTTCAAACGCCTTGTATTTGAGATTATAATTAAATTCTGAACCGTATGTTAATATACAGGACGGATCAATGTTGTCTCTTATAAAAAATCTATTGGAAGAAATATCGTCAAAAAAATTTATTTTATTAGTAGACATCAATACATCGTGTTTAGTTTGAGTTAATATTTCTTTCACTAATCTTTTTGCAGATTCCAGATACATTTTGTTGCCAGAATCTATTGACAATAAAGTAAATAAAACTTTCATGTTAATTTAAAAAATTTTTATCAAACCTTTCCATTATTTTTTCTGGAGTATGGTTTTCATATGCTTTATAATAATCATTATGTTTTATATACGTTTTGAGATTGTTTAAAATATCGTAAAGCTCATCGTATGTATTATATATGATTGCTCGTTCTCCTAATATATCTAAATGAGATCTTTCTCCTGATAATCCATAAGTAACAACAGGTTTGTTCATTGCTGAAAATTCTGCAACAGATAAGCCAAATGTTTCTCCTCCGCTTCGAGCGTGTAACATAGCATCACACGCGTTTATAAACAACGATTTTTCATGAAGATCCCATGTTCCTGGAAGATGTATAACATTCGGGTTATCTTCCATGAATTTATTTATATTCATAAAAATAAAAAAAACATCAGAGCGTTTTTTTAAAATATTTCGAATTGCTTCGTGAGCGTCTCGATGATTAAACTCAGTAGCTCCCCCTAAATATCCAAACACTGTTTTATCTTTCGAAATACCTATCCTTTCCCTTAAGCAGCCATTAGGCTCAGGCAATTTTTTGACCATATGAGGTATAGAATGTGTATTTGGATTGTATCCTTGATCTTTTGCAAGCCAATCCGAAACAAAACAATATTTATAGCCATGTGGCTCATTACTTCTAAAAACTACGTGGATTAAACAAGGAATGGAGTCCAAGCAAAGACCGTCCGACTTTCCTCCAGATTTTATAATATATAGATAATCTACTCCTAATTTAGAAAGAGACTGTTGATATTCATAAAAATGCATCAGAATAACATTTTCTCCGAAACGGTTCTTGAATTTCTCTAGAGAATCTAAATTGCCGTGTAGAGAACTTACAATTATGCTTTTATTTCCTAATATTTTTTCGTTGTAATCGGCATAATCATACATCGCATTAGTCGTGCCCCGTAAACAAAGATTATTATCGTGAAACGCGATCGTTTTCATTTAGATATTTAATAGAGATAGAGTATGTTTCACTCTATTTTGTCTTGAAAGGTATCTTTCGTAAAATTCTCTTGCGTTTTTTGAAATAAAAGTTAAAAACTCTTTATCTTCCTTCACTTCAAGAAATCTTTGTTCTAAAAGCTCGGCATGCTCTCGGTTACCCAATCTGTCTATTGCCAAATTATATGGTCTATCTAAAGCTACATAATGATAATTAGGAATTAATTTGGGATTCAATTCGGTTGTATAATTAAATCTCAACATGGGTATTCCTAGCGCCATATATTCGATGTCCCTATAACACAGTTCTCCTCTACCAGCAATTGATAATCCAACTTTGTAATTAATCAAATCTTCAAAGTACGAGTTCGGTCCACCTATTGGTGTATATCCATCTAAATATTTGGAACTTATATGCGTTACGATAGGTCTGTCATCTATCGATGTACCTCTAAAATACATTTTATCGATATATTCTTCTATCGATTTTCGTTTTTTATGAAAAAACTCCAGATCATCGACAGTACATGGAAAGTAAATCCAGGGTGAATATTTTTCCATATAAGTTAATGAAACATGATCCTGCAATTTCCTTCTATCGAATTGTGAAACTAGTACTTTTTTTAAATGTGGATTTTCGCGTTCATTCAAAATAGCATGCGACAAATCATCAGAAACCGAAAGAATATAAAAATCGCCAGTATCTTCAAATTCAATTACATACTCGCATTCCATTAATAGAAAACAATGTTCTCCACAAGTTTGCTTTCTTAACCTAACTTCAAACCTTGATTGATTGGCAAACTCATAATATCTATTTTCAGTAACGATATATTGTGTCTTTAGCTCTTCTGTCAGCTCGTCCCAAAACAAATTATAATCCCGATAATATCTAGTATATTCATTGCATGGGTTATGAACAACGATTCTTGTCGGGTTCATCTATAAGTTCCCTGTTACTCTTTCTCCCCAGCCTTTTGATTCAGAGTGAGGCCATACGACCCAATACTTTGGCTTGGTTTCACAATTAAACTCTCTCCAAATTTTACAATATTTGTCTGGATCGCTTAACATTCTTTGTATTTCATCCTTATCAACATCTTTTCTATATATGGTCTCATCTCGTTCATCATGAAATGCTACTACCCAAAAATCGTAATCTTTTTCGGGAATTTGTTCGTACCTTATATCAATGCAATGCTTAAAAATTCTTAAAAATGATTTTTCATATTCTTCAGAAGAAGTATATTGTGGATTTGGTGGCAACATGTTGTCTAAAGTATACTTTTGAATGGCTCTTTTTTTAAAAGATATCCCAGAATACTTTTCATAATCTTCTAGCGTTCTTTGAGTTCCAAATCCATAAGGACCAAAGTCTATATCTCGTTTCTCACCATCCATCTCAAACAATTTTCTGTTTCTTAAATGAGATTTATTATTTTTATTACCCCAGTCTTTATCATCGTCCCAATGTTTAGTCCTACCTTTTCGTGTGTATTCGTGCCATGCTAAAATTTTGTGAGGATGAAACAAATCATACCCCCATGTATAAGCACGAACAGCTATAGAGATTTCTTCTCCGTGAAAGTACAGCTCAGGATCGTGAGGAACTTCTTTACAAAAAATTCCATCAGTAAAACAAAAATGAGCAGAATAGAATCTAGAGGGAATTGGTTCTGTTCTTTCTTGAAAGTCATCTATAGAAGCTGGCAGAAAAAACACAGCTCCTTCAGGTATAAAACGATCAAAATTCATTTTCCATGGAATATTAACCCTGCCTGATGGGTCGTTATCAGGATCATAACTAGGTATATATCCAGTAAGTAAAGGTTTTTTATATCCTTTGCTTTTAAGATCTTCCAACATATTAATAGCTAATTCATCCCAATGCTTAACAAATCTGTGATGGCTGTCTATTTGTAAAGTATATGTCTCGTCATCATAAAATTGTTGAATTTTATTTCTGGCCCAACATGCTCCTTTAGATTCTTTATAAGGAACAGCAATAATTTTAAATCGAGAATCGTTCTTATATTCGTCTATGTTTTCATCAGAACCGTGTTGCCAACAAATACAAAAACGTAAATTTTCTGGATGCTTAGCATTTAAGATACAATCTTTTAATGTGTTACTAAGTTCAGGATCTCTATAAGAAGCTATTTGAATGAATATCGTGGACATAAAAAACATCAAGCAACCCAATCGACCGTTTTAATATCAGTTACGTCAAAGTATATTGCATGACCTATAGAATTATTTTCGTTGATTAAAAATCCTCTTAATTTTCTCGGTGTAGTCGAATATGGAGTTACTCTTTCGATTATTTCTTCTTTTGTAACATAATACTCTTTATTTTCGAACTGTTTTTGAATTGCTTTTCTTAAAAATTCTTGCAAATCTCCTTTGCCTACTTGATCCTGATGGACGTGATAATATGTTGGTTGTGACATTTCTTTAATTATCACCAACTTCTGTTGTTTTGCAACAATTTATTTTAGAACCAAAGTTCAGAACTTGCTACTGAAATTTCTTTAAGCAACTTCATACAAGTTTTTGTTTTATATGTTAAAGAATGCAAGCGTTTTTTTCTTGCTGGAGTATCATTGACTGGATTTAATTGAGCTGATTTAATTTTATTATGAATTCTAGAAACCAACGAATAGCATTCAGCAATATCTTCTTCTATATTTTCAAGAGGAAAAGGCAAAGGCTTTCTTTCCTTTGGCTGTAAAGCCTCTGGATTAATTTGATTAAAAATTGAATGATCTTTAAACGAATTCATTATTGACTTTTAGATTTTGCTTCTCGTTGAGAATCTTTGAGTCGGTCTAATTCCCTTAACGTTAAGGGCGTGGCTAAAGGTAGTGTTTCAACAGGAGGTAACAATTCTAAAGGAGGGTCTTTAGGAGGAGTTGCTGTAATATAAGCGGTATTCAAAAATCCTATACCAGGAAATGCTGAAAAGTATGTTTTGACAAAATCATCAAACCAAAGCGGATTTGAGTCTCTGATTTCTCTTGAGACTAAGTTTCGTCTGATAATATAATCTATTAATTCTTGCCTAACTTTATGTAGTTCAATTCTTCTTTTAGACTCTAAAGCATCTTTACGTTTACGGTCCGGTTCTGTGTTTTTTAGCGCAGAATAATCCCTTTTTAATTTTTCAGCTTTTTGTCCAAGCCTAATTGCTTCTTGCTCAGCTTCTTTAAGCAGCTCTTCGCTAATTAAAGGTAAGTCTAACTCATTAAAGGCTTCTTCACACAACTTAACGAAATTAATACAACTCATTCCTTTATTTATTTAAAGAAGAGCTATTTGTTAATATATTTATGCCAAAAAATATACAAACGAAACAAAATATTGTTAAGCCACAACCACTTAGGTGTTAGTTTATGAAATTCTTTTAATTCCTCAGAAGTTATTGGACTAATTGTGTCTGTTTTAGTTTTCATATCTAATATTAATATATAAATCGGTTGGACAACTCAACACTTATTCAGCTTGCTTTAAAATTGTTGAACCTGACAATTCTATTGGAGTAGTCAAAGTAGTTGAACTAAATTGCATAAACACGCCATTTGTTTGATTGCATGACTCACACTTAAATGTATTTTTTTGGTTTAATTGAATTAATACATTGTTTGGTTGTTTGCAATAAGCGCATGACAGAGGCACCGTAAAATTTGCGAGCCTGTCTAACGCTTGCAGTTGAATCAACTCTTCTGACACTCTTTCTCTCTGAACTAAGAAAGAATTTGCCACAAAAAAACAAATCAATTGAAACAGAAAAGACAGAGCAAACCAAGACCAAAAAGTACCTGCTATAAATGGCCCGAGGGCACCGCATATAGAAGAAACCACTATAGTTATACAAACTGAAATGCTTGCAATTAATAGCTCAAATTTATTAAAATTTTTGATCATGATTCTAGCACTTTGTTATACAAGACGTCAGTGGCTGTGTCCACATAACGTTGAATTTTTAAAGGCTCGAGATCAAAGCTTTCAAATTCGATTTTTTTGTCTTCACATTTATCTCCAATGATATCAATGGCATCTTTAAGTGCTGCCCAACGACACAATTCATACAGAGACATGCCGTCGATAGAAATTTCGGTTTTTGGTTGGTTTTTAGATTTTGTTTTTTTATTCATGAAATTGAAAGTTACTATAATTTGTTAGGACATGGCAAGGGAAAATTTATAGTCTCTTCATAAATGTCTTCAGGAAGTTGCTCAACAAAAGACAATACTCCTAGTTCTATAGCTTTAATAAAATCATTTGTTGACAAATAAAAAGGCTCAGGTCCCGGAAAAGATAAAAAGTAATAATCGTGCTTGCGTTCAGAAACATATAATAAAAAATCTCCAGCTCTGAGTTTATCAAAACTGTAAAACCCTCGCTCTATTGGAGTTTTTATCATTCTGTAATATTTACTCTAAGCTATAAATAAGTAAACTATTACGTCATGTAGATATTGAAAAATATCGAATGTCATTTAAATAATAATATGATTTATAGACCCTATACCAATAATGCTGGGGTACCTGGAAGCTCAACAGCTTCAGTAAAGCCTCAACCGTACCCTCAAACATCGTTATTGGGAGCTTTTGTGTCTAGATTGCCTTATGCGTATCAAATCATAGATACGATGGTAAAAAACAATCCAAAGTTCTACGATTTTAAAAATCAGACTTCTAAAAAAGAAGAAATGCTTCAAGATCAATCTGTTTTTTTAAATCAAGGTCAGCAGCTAGACAATTATAGTAATGGCACACCTGGATCTTTTGCTATTAATAAAGACTATCAAGCGTTTGTTTATGCTAATATCGATAAAGACAAACAAAGACGTCTGTCAGATTATAGAAGAATGGCCGCATATGCAGAATTAGCTGATTGTTTGGATGAAATATGCGATGAGTGTATTGTAGTTGATGATAAAGGAGAAATTGTAAAATTTCAAGTCAGAGGAGCTTATAGTAAAAATATACAAGATTCATTAAAAAAAGAATTTGATAATTTTATTCAAATCTATGATTTAGAACATACGGGATGGGAAAAGTTTAGACAACTACTAGTTGAAGGAGAATTGTTTTTTGAAAATTTAATAAAAGACAAACGAGAAGAATTAGGAATCATTGGATTAATTTCAATACCGTCTGAACTAATAAATCCTGTATATCACAACGTTCAAAACGAAATTATTAAAGGATATTTATTGCGAAAACCGATTGTCGGTCCAACTCAATCGATTAATACAGAAGACCAAGAAGAATTACTCTTTTTACAAAAAGCACAAGTTAGTTATATCAATTCAGGTTGTTGGAATGAGTTCAAAACAATGAGAATTCCGTTCATTGAAAACTCTAAACGTGCTTACAGACAATTGAGTCTAATCGAAGATTCTGTTGTAATATACAGATTAGTTCGAGCTCCAGAAAGATTAGTGTTTAAAGTGTATACAGGAAACATGCCTCCACCAAAAGCTGAATCTTATATTAAAAGTTTAATGATGAAGTATTGGTCTAAAAAGACTTATAATGGAGCAGAAGGTAAAACTGCAAATGTTTATGATCCTCAATCTATGCTGGATTCTTATTGGTTTCCTGTTGATGCTCAAGGACATGGTACGGATGTTAATCCATTAACTACTTCTACAAATCTTGGAGAAATAAAAGATTTAGATTACTTTTTAACCAAATTATACAAAAGTTTAAAAGTTCCTATTTCTAGATTCATGACTCCTGGAGATCCTTTTAAAGATGGAACTGAAATTACAAGAGATGAATTGAGATTTGCTAGATTTATTATTCGAATTCAATCGCAATTTGCTATAGGAATTAAACAAGCGTTTATTACTCATTTAAAACTAAAAGGGTTATGGAAAGAATATAGGCTAAAAGAACAATCAATTAAAATTAAGTTTAACGAACCTACATCGTTCATGACGATGAGAAATCAGCAATTGTTAAGCTTGAGATTTGAAAATTATAATGCTGCTACTCAAGGAGATGCAATTTCGAAATCCTACGCTCAAAAGTATTATCTTGACCTGACTGCTGAACTAATGACTGAAAATCGTGAATGGTTAAGAAAAGATGCGGCCCTTAGATGGGAACTCAGTCAAATTGAACAAATGGGCCCTAACTTTAGAGAGCAATTAGCTGCTCAACAAGGAGAAGGTGGTGCAGCTCCAATTGAAGGAGAGGAAATGTCTTCTCCTGACGTTGGTGGAGGTGGAGGAGGAGGTTCTCCAGGAGCATCAGAAATTCCAGAATTTGGCTCAGGAGGAGCAGAAACAACTCCTGAAGCAAGTGAACTCTCTTCTCCAGAAGGAGGTACTGGAATTGGATCTGAACCTCCTCTAGCAGCTCCGGAAGGTGGAGGAGAACCTTCTCCTTCAGTATAATAACAATTTAAAACACAACTGTTATAGTTGTTATTTTGATAAATAAGAAATATGCCAGAACCTCAGCCAGTAATACCTGTTGGGTATAAGGGAGGAACGAATTTCAATCCCTCGATAACGACTTATGAAGAGCTTTCTATACGTTTACAACGTCAGCTTGGAGCTCCTCTAATTAATTTAGAAATTTCTGATGAACAAGTGTATGATTGTATTACCGATGCAATTGAATATTTTACAAAGTGGGCTGGTTATACAGAAGAATATTTAATTTTTAGTTCAAAACTATATACTCGCGGTTTTGGAATAAAAATTGAGGCATTAGTTAATAATACTCCAGAGCTAAATCAAAGCAATACTCCAAGTCTTTCATCATCTTATGATTATGATTTAGCCAGTTATAGAAAAGTTATTGATTGTTTTGAGTTTTCTAAAGGAGAAGACACAGGAATAAATACTTTATTTACTCTTGAACAAGCAATGGCTCAGCAAGTTTATTCCAGTTATATGCTTGGTAATTTCGGTTTTGATTTAGTAACTTGGGAAGTTCTTAAAGGGTTTATAGACACTAGAAATAAAGTTCTAGCAATGACACCACATTTTAGGTTTGATGCTAGAGAACAATTATTAAAAATAATTCCGGAACCTACCGAAAATCACACTTATATGGGAATAGTTGGTTGTTATATTGAGCGACCTATAAAGCATTTAATTAGTGAACGTTATGTTCAAAAATTAGCTTTAGCTAAAATGAAAATTGCTATTGCTAGAGTAAGAGAAAAATATACAGGAACAAATTTGTTTGGTGGAGGGTCCGTTAATAGTCAGAGTCTATTGTCAGAAGGTATTGCTGAGGTAGAAAAATATGAACAAGAAATTAGAGAATCTTATATAGATAATACTCCACCAACCTTTTTTATAGGATAACAACATTATGACAAATTTTATATTATTAGTAGAAACCTGTTTAATCGAAGAAGCTTCGAAAAAATGCACAGGTCCAACAAAAAAAACATCTAGCACCCGTAAAGGGAAAAAATGGATGGCTTGTGTGAGACAGCCAAACGGAAGCTACAAAAGAATACATTGGGGTCAAAAAGGAGTAACGGTTACTGGAAAAAAAGGCAACACAAAACGTAAAAAAGCTTTTAGAGCTCGACACAAATGTTCTTCAGCTAAACCTGGAAGTGCTCAAGCACAAGCTTGTAAGGATTGGTAAAATTAATGCAAAAACCGATGTCTTGGTGAATATATTCTAAACAACAAAAAAAAATATGAAAAAAATAATCAGCTTTTCATTGTTTGGAACAAATCCAAAATACAATGTTGGAATTATATGTAATGTAGAAATAGCAAAAGTTGTTTTTCCTGATTGGATTTGCAGAGTTTATATTGGAGATAGTGTTCCATTAAACACCATAACTCAACTTAAAACTTATAATAATTGCGAGTTGATTTTTGTTCAAGAAAACAACAAAAACATGAGTTACATGTGGCGATTTTTATCGATAGATGAATGTGATATTGCTCTATCTAGAGATGCTGACTCGAGACTTTCATTTCGAGAGAAATTTTTAGTTGATGAGTTTGTTTCGTCAGAGTGTTTATTTCATGATGTTCGTGATCACCAAAATCACGTTGGTATCATGGCTGGTATGTGGGGAATTAAAAAAAACGATCGGATTTGTATAAAAGAAGCAATTAATGAATTTTTGAATACACATAATTATTACGGATCTGATCAAACTTTTCTTCGTTTAGTGATCGCTCCACTATTTAAAGATTGTACTTTACTACACGACTTAAACTCTACTCCTTCTTTGCATTCTAACAATATCTTATCCACCTCATATAATCGTGGGCCATGCAAACATTTTATTGGCGAAGTATTTCCTCCCGAAAATTATAACGCACCGTTAGATCATATATTTTACTAATAAAAAAAATACAATTCTTTATTCTAAATGGAACTTAAATATGAGTAAAAATTTTCTATATGCCATACAACATTAAAGGTAAATGCATTTATAAAAAAAGAACAGGAAAAAAAGTTGGTTGCACGAAAGGTTCTGTAAAAAAATATCTAGCAGCATTGCAAGCAAATGTTCAAGAATCGTCACGAAAAAATGCTAACTTGAACTTTAAAAGTTTAATCTTAAGCCTTATAACTTTTTGAAAAAAAGCTCTCAATATCGTCAGGGGGTGTTTAGACCTAATAACCCTCAAAAATACAAAGGAACTTTTCCTATTTATTTTAGAAGTTCCTATGAATTAAAATTTCAAAAATGGGCCGACAATAATCCAAACGTATTATCGTGGGGTTCAGAAACTGTGGTTATCCCTTATCAAAATCCTTTGACCGGTAGAGTGTCGAGATATTTTACTGATTTTAATATCACACTTAAAGATAAACAAGGAGAAATAAAAAAGTTTTTAATAGAAATTAAACCTTCAAGTCAGCTACTGCCTCCATCACAAAAGGGAAAAAGTACTAAATCTTTAATGAGACAACAAGCTGAATATGTTAAAAATCAAGCAAAGTGGAAGGCTGCATTTGAATACGCTGAGCGTAAAGGCATAGTGTTTACTATCTTAACGGAAAAGCATTTGGGTATATAATTAGTTTTGTTTCTTCAATACGTTAACTTGAGATGATAGCTCTTTAATCGCTTCGATTAAAATTCCAACTATATTTCCATATGCAACAGTTTTTACTCCGTCTACTTCTCTTACAACTTGTGGTAATATCGTTTCTACCTCTTGAGCAATAACTCCAATATGTTGTGTGTGATCGTCGGTTTTTTCAAATTCAACACCTCTCATGCTTATAACTTTGTCGAGGGCGTTTTTAATAGTTTTAACGTTTGTTTTGAATTTTAAATCAGAAAAAGCAGCTAAGTCGCCAGATGCAGTCAATGTTCCATTTGCGTCTAAATTAAGCCTATTTGAACCTGAATTATACCATCTTAAAGAAGGGGCTTCATGATTTCCAAAACAATCGTTATGCCAAAAAGTATTATTATCAATTGATCGAGCAAAAGAAAGCTCTCCTCCTTTTTGTAAACTATTCTGTCGCTTTAAGCAAACATTTGAAGTATTGACTTTTCCTTCAACATTTAAATCTTTTAGTATATTTACATTACTGGTATTTAAATCTATTGTTAATGTCTTACGAGGTTCGGATTCAGCATTATTGTTTGTTACTAAAAAACAAAAAGCTTCTCCAATATTTTCTTGTATTAATTCTAATTGTTTACCAAAATCTGAAGTTGATGGTTTAAACACAACTTTGGATGAAATTTCAACTTCTTCCGAAAAAGATGCTCTTAATATTTTAATTGGAGCGTTGTCTATAGTACTTATAAATCCGTCAGCGTCCGTAGTAACAAATTTACTTAGGTTAAATTTAGCTTCATCATCTAATGTTGTGTCATATCCAATAAGCCATTTATTAGATTTATTATCTAAAGTAGTTAATTCTTTTATGTCAAAAAAAGTATTCATTAGTAAAAATTAGCATCCACATTTTTTATTAGTTGGAGTTGGTGTTGGACTACAACGTATGGTTGGTGTTGGAGAAGGAGGACATCTTGGAGTTTCAAATATTGGAGTGGTTGGAGTTGGAGTTGGTGTCGGTAGAGGAGTACATTGTATAATAGTTGGATTTAACACTGCATCTTTAGAATAGAAGTTAACTCTTCCCTCAGTAAAGACTCCAACAAACCTTGCACCTTCTACATTATCTCCTTGTAAGGTATATCCAAATTTCATTCCTAATCTACTTCTGTGGAAAATAATATCTGCTCTAACATTACCGTTTACGAAAACATACATCACCACTCTGTTAGACGAAGATTCGTACCCCGTACCATCAGTATAATATAAAGTATCTTTATAGAGCGAATCAAGATAAACTACACTTCTTTCATCTGCTTCACAACCCGTCAAACAATATATAAGCTCTTTTGGTGCAGGTGTTGAGGTCGGTGTTGGTGTGATAAACACTACAGGAGATGTTGTTGGAGTAGGCGTAACTGTAGGTGTAACTGTAGGTGTAACCGTAGGTGTAACTGTAGGCGTTGGAGTAGGAGTAGGAGTGCCTCTAAATGAAATGCATGGTTCTCTTCTATCTATGATTGTCCGTTTATATAAGTTGTAAAGTTCTACGGCTTTTTGCTGGCTTATTCCTTTTAATACCGCTGCAAATGATATATGCTGTTCTGAGAAAAATGAATTTTCACCAAAAACATTAGAATTAATACCTCCAACATACATATTTCTATTAGGAGTCTTGTCTACACTTGGATATGGAGCTGGAGCTTGTTTTGTGTTAACTTCTAAATTTATTCCATTTTTATGTATAAAAGCGTTGTTTGTTTCTGTTCGTGAGGCAATCCAAACGCCTGGTGAACCACTAACGCTAGTAGTGTAGGTTATGTACTCGTAAGAACTTGAAAATGCTACTGGGTTTAATTCACTAATATCTAAAGATAGTTTAGACGTATGACTTTGATATGCTCCAAAAGAACCAAATTCTGAAGTTAATGGTCTGTAATGAGGATCTATTACTTCCAACATTAGTGTTACGTCTGTAGGAATTATACCGACAGATAATGGATTAAAAGATGTGTCGATATAACTGATATTGCTACCACTAAATTTAACTCCACACAAGTTCCATTCGGAATTAAACCCACTTAAATCATAGTATCCTATTTTTTCATTCTCGTTATACCCACACGGGTGCTTTTGATGCCCTAGCCCTCCTAAGGAGTATCCAGAAGAATTTATTCCTAGATTTTTATCAGTTGTTAAAAACCAGCAAGCTATATCATTCCATAAATTTAAATCATAAAGTCCTTCAATAAATTTAAAGACAGATCTTCTATCTTTATTTTCTTCAGTTAAAGAAGATATTCTATTAAAATATTCTTGAGTTTTTAAGAATGAAATGTTTGATGTAATGAACATAGATTTACCAAATTGAGGATTTGTTTTTGTAATCCCATCTTAAAGAACAGGAAAAGTTTGGTAGTAAATTAATATACGAATTGCTGGGGATTGACATTTCGTTTCTAACAAAATTAAAATTAGAACTACTAATAGTTATCGTTGATGTACTTTTATTTGTAAGAGTATAAAGAGCTCCTTTAATTCCATTTACAAATTTTAAAATAGTAATGTCTTCTTCTGAATGCAATTCGACATCATTTCCGTTAATTGGTAACTCAGTGCATTCGAATGCTTGTGCACTAATTGTGTCAAATACTACTAATGACGGATCGGTGATCCCCAACGACTTTCCAAAAAACGTTTTTCTGGTCCAAACCGAGCCAACCACACAAACCTCTGCTCCAAAATTTGCATTGCTTTCACAGCAAAGAGTGTGTACTGTCGTATCATTAGCTGATAAAACATTCGATAATGTGTTCGAAGCTGATAAATTTAAAATAGAAGCTGAACCAGCTGTAAGAATATTTGAATATGTATTAGTTGCAGATAGGGTTTTTATATAAGCGTTTTCAGCTGTCAGTAGTTTAGTTTTAAGGGTATTTGAGAAAATTTCTCCGTTTGTTCTTCCGCTAGAATCCGGACCCAACTCTCCTCCAGCACTAATATTTCCAACTATTGTTAATCGCTCATTTGGTTCTGTTGTATTAATTCCTACAAATCCTGGTCTCACTTGAGTTCCTTCAATAAAAAATACGCTGTTCCCACTATCTGAAAAATTAGCAATTGAATTTTCTCCAGTTTGATCTACGTTGAGAGCTGGTCCGTCTCCTGTATTTGTTATCGTTACTGCAGATGTAGTATAAACAAGAGTTTCTATTCGAGAAAATTCTCCATCAATATTTAAATTTCCCTTTACTCTTAAATTACGTTCTACTGTTAAATCTCTACCTAAATAAATATCATTTACTACAGACAAATTATGAGTTACTGATAAATCATTTCCTACTAAAAGATTGTTTCCTATTGTTCCGTTTTTTTCAGCAGTTAGGCTTTGAGTAGTAATGATATCTCCTTGCGAATAAAATTCACCTTGAAAAGGTGAATCGAAGGAAGCAATAGGATCATAGCCTTTATCAGGATATTGAGGATCTCTTACCTGATTGGCTGGAACAGAGTGGTGATTAAACCTATGAAATTTTTGATGGAGTCTGTTGCTCATTACCGAAAATTATTTAATCGAACCAGGTTTTAAAAACGGATAAATCAAATTCTTCTAATTTCTCAATTAATAATTCAACCGCGGCTTCACATTCTTTTGGGGAATTAAGACTACTAGCTAAAAGATCTACTATGTTGTTTTCTATTAAATCTTCAACTATTGCTTCTATTTCATTATTCTTACTATGCATGATAAAGTATTGGTATTTATCTACTTCGTGCATAAATAAATTTTGTATGAACTATTTTCAAAGAGATTCGGAAATAATGAAGCGAGCTGTTGCGGCAGCAATGACTACAAATAAAGCTATTCCTTCAAAATCGAGTACTTCCAATTGGTTTTTTGAGAACATGTGCGGGGACGCGCAAATAAACCCTCAAACCACTGAAGGGACAACAATCGATAGATATTCCCGACTACATTTGCAAAAAACAGCATCGAATTTTTTTGCAGCAGAAGGTGCTTCTGAAGATGGATCAAATAAAGCATCTAATTTTAAACAGCCTCCTGGAGTATCAGGAGATGCTTTTGCTAGTCGGATAGAAGACGCTGCTCAAAATTTAAGAACCAACACAAACGAAATCTTAAAACCCATTTCTTCAGCAACTGGCTCTACGTTAGGAACAAACGTGTTAATGACTAAAGATGCAACAGGCTCTCTTCAAGCTAATTCCAACTCTTTATGTGCTTTAACTGATAGTGTTAATCCTGCTTTTACGCAGAGATTAGATGCGACTCTTAAGAAATATAAAGTAGATGGATTAATGCATATGCCTGGAAAATTAATGGGGTCTATACAACACTTAGCAAATTCAGCAAGTAAACTTCTTTCTGTACCTCTTGAGTTTATGTCAGATATTTACAGAGGAGTCATGAAGCTCTTTAAATCTATAGCAAAAGCAGCTAATTCGCTTTTTGCTATGGTGACTAAATTTTTTATCGGACCTGGAGGTCTCATGGATGGCATTATGGGTTCTGGGTTGGTCAAAGGGTTTTTAGGAATTATTAAACAAATTGGAGCAAAAGCTATGGATTTAGTTAAATCTTTTGGAGGAACTCAATTGATTGGAAATTTAACAAGCCAATTAGGAAGTATTTCCTCCTTAGGTTCAAAATTTTTGAGCAACCCAATGGCTTTGGCTCAAACGTTTTTACCTAATTCAAATATGTTTAGCGGAGGGCTTGGAGGAGCAATTGGTGGATTATTGGGAGGTGGCGGAGGTGGCCTTGGAGGAATGCTTGGCTCTTTAGGAGGCGGAGGTGGCCTTGGAGGAATGCTTGGCTCTTTAGGAGGCGGAGGTGGCCTTGGAAGTGTGTTGGGTTCTTTGGGTGGTGGAGGTGGCCTTGGAAGTGTGTTGGGTTCTTTGGGTGGTGGAGGAAGTATTGGTAACATCTTAGGAAATTTAGGAGGCGGAGGTGGCCTTGGAGGAGCAATTTCTGGTCTAGCTGGCTCTTTAGGAGGAACGGGAGGACTCGGAGGAGGTTTAGGTGGAGGTATATCGAACGCAATTAGTTCTGCAATTAGTGGATATGGAGGAGGAAAAGCCTTTGGTGGAGGAGGACTTGGAGGAGCAATTTCTGGTCTAGCTGGCTCTTTAGGTGGAGCTGGAGGCTTAGGAAGCGCGTTAGGAAATATTGGAGGAGCCAATGGACTTGGAGGAGGCTTAGGAAAAATGCTCGGAAGCCTTGGAGGCGGAGCTGGCGGTTTAAGTGGAGGCTTAGGAAAAATGCTCGGAAGCCTTGGAGGTGGATTTGGTGGCATTTCTAGTGGTATTGGTTCGTTAAGTCAAGGAGGAATAGGATCTAAAATTAGTTCCCTTGCTGGTAATTTATTTCCTCTTAAAGATCCTTCTAAAATTTTTGCTAGCCTTATTCCTGGACAATTGGGTAGTCAAATTTCAAAAATAGCAAGTGCTCCGGGATTGGGATTTCAAGGAAATCAAGGATATAGCGTCGGAAATTCATTTGAAAAGCCAAAGCAACTCACTCAACAACTAGCTTTATCACAATTAGGAGAACAAGTTGGTATTTTAGGTCCATTACTTGGTCTCGGCTCTAGTAAACCTAATTTAACCAACAAAGCAACAACCGGTCCTCTTGAATCTGCTCCAAGTTCTATAAATTCAGGAATGATTGCTTCGAGAGAGTTTATCCAAGAAACTGACACTACAGCAAGAAAAATTTTTAGCCAAATCAAATCAAATGATAGTAATTCACTTTTACAAAGATTTGTAACAGCTTAATAATATATGAAGCAATACTGGGGAAATCATTTAGGCATTTGTATTAACAATGCTGATCCTGAAAAAAGAGGAAGAGTGCAGATATTTATTCCTCATATTATGCCTGCACTTTTTAATGAATGGAATGCAGAAGGAAAGGACATAACAATTAAATGTGTTGGAGATAATATACCAGACGGTCTTTCTTCTAGTATTGTAGAGCGTTTAATAAAAATATTGCCATGGGCAGAAGCTGCATCTCCAATAGTCGGTATGTCCGCTCCTGGTGCCGTAACGTCTGGATCTTCTGTCGGAGAAGCAATAGCTGCTCAAAGTGGAGGTGAAGGTGGAGCTGATAGTTTTGCTGGAGGCAACATGGGAGCAACGAGCGGAGAAGGTGGCGGAGCTGAGCAGGGAACAGTGTTAGATCAAACTCCAACAACTTCTGATTCGGTTCCTCCTCCCCCAACTACTACAGGAGGTCCTCTTAAATTTCCTGATGCTGCTAATGAAGGTCGCGGAAAACCCACTATGCCTGGAGGAGAGGGAGGTAATTGGGCAGGAAGTGCTAATGCGTTAAGTGATCTACTACCCGATGGATATAATTATCTACCTTCTAGCACGAAAAGAGTTTATCCTCCACCTCCAGGCTCTGGTTATTCAGCTTCAGGGGAAGGTTCAGATCACAATTGGGCTAATACGTATGCTTATGGCATAGACTTAGCTGCTAGAACTTTTGGAAGTGGATTGACAACAAGAGGTTCTGCATCATATAATAAGGCTACTCAATGCGCAATAGGTATATATAACAATATACGTAGTCACTTAGGACAACCCCCTTTGCCACTAAATACTCCTTGGACACCTCAACTTGCTGCAGAAGCGGCACAAAAACGCGTATTACCAAACGGTTATAGAGTACAACTAATGTGGTGGACAAGAGACGGCGGCCATAATAATCACATTCATTTTGGTGTAAAATATGTAGGTCCAACAAAAGAAAATATAGCAGAAAGTGCAAAACCTCCTCCATGTGCTCCTACAAGCTCACGAGACGGCGGATTGAAAGCTAATGATAAAGTTGTTCCTGCAAATAATGCTGCAGGAGCTCCAAGTAGTCCAAAAGCCTTTGGGATGGGAGATGCACCTGCACCTGAAGGATCAACTCTTCAAAGTCTAGGAGGAGCTCCGTCTCCTCCTCAACAACCACAAGGTTCTCCGTTTGGTCCGCATAAAGGAAAAACAATAGCTTCAGCTACTGGAGTCAATGGTTCTGGTACAACTACTGTTAGTTATACTGATGGTACGAGTGCTACTTTTAATCAACCAAGACCAGTCAGAAATAATAACCCTGGAAATTTAGAGTTTGGTTCTTTTGCTAGATCCCACGGAGCAGTTGGTTCTGATGGTAGATATGCTGTATTTCCAACGGTTCAATCAGGCTATCGAGCAAAGATAGCATTGCTTAAATTACCAAAATATCAAGTTCTTTCAATTGCGGATGCATTTGAAAGATATGCTCCTAGAAGTGAAAATCCAAATTATCAAAGAGATTTACAAGCATATACTGGGTTCGACATGAGTAGAAAAATGAGTTCTTTATCTGTTGACGAATTCGATACGTTAGTTGCTGGTGTTAGTAAAATTGAGGGATTTAAAGGAGCTCAATTCTTACCGAAGGCTTCTCAAATGGGATTAGATCAGCCGTTAGATCCAGCAGCAATGGCTGCTGCAGAAGCTGCTGCTATGGCAAATGGCTCTATGGGAGCTGCTGAAGCTGCAGCAATGGGATCTCCTGATACTAGTTTAATGAACAGAACTAGCGATCATGGTCCTCTTACGGTTAAAAACACAAATGACACTCCGAATGGTCTATTTGCATATCCAGCAGTTGGTGCAATGTTGTGGGTGTTTTTCAGAGAAGGAAATCCTCTATTTCCTGTATACTTTGCTGCAAGTTTTGGAGCAGATGAGTGGTCTGGAGCATATCGACAAGGATCTGCTGCTCCTGGAATTGCTTATAACGGTGAAGGACCGGGTGGAGGATTTTCACATGGAACTGAATTTAAACCAACACCAGCTGGCGGTATATCTTCAACATATACGGTAAATCCTTTAGATCCATCTAAAGATCAAAAAACTATAATGATGTATGCTGATGATGGGTCTAATATCATGTTGGCATCAGGGTACAATCAATATTTTTCGCAACACGATAGAGTGGACTATGTTGCTGAAGACAGGTTTAACACAACAATGGGATATAAAGAACAATGGGTGCAAGGAGATAGCAACACTGTTATTATAGGAGATTGTTATATTAAAATAGGAGACGTATCACAAAGAGCAGTTGATGCGATGGAACAAATTAAAAAATATACTGCAGAAATTCAAGAGCCTTTATTGCAATCTAATGCATCTGGTGGTGGAGGTGGTGGCTCTTCTGCTCCAGCGTCTGCTCCAACGTCTACTACTCCTGCAGATCCAACAAAAACAGCATTACCTCCAAAACTACAACAAGCGATAGATAATAGAAGTATACTAAACCGTTTGGCTCCCGAACCAACCAAACCTTGGGTTAAAAATCCTCAACCAGCAAGTGGTAATGGTGGGGTTTCTTATACGGAGACTCAAATTACAACTATAAAGAAAACTGGATATCCTGTAGTATTTTAATCTAGCTAAATTTAAATAAAGTAAAATATGCCTCAACGTCAAATTACTTGCCCTTTTTGTACTGGTTCTGTTTTAACTAAAGAAGCCGGCAAGGCCACATCAACACAACCTTTAATGAAAGCGAGATTTTCAGTGAAAATTCCGCTAATGAGTGTTGCTTCTCTGATATTTAATGATCCAGAAAAGTCAAAAAAAAGCCTTGAAACTTCTCCGTGTAAAGCTTGTGGAGGAAAAGGCACTATTCCTGACCCTCATGATGATACTTCTAAATATGAACAATCAGCTCAAAAAGCTCAACAAAACGCCAGTAAAATTTTAAAGGAAGAAAACAAACTTGGTCAGCCAGGTGGATCTCGATATACTATTATCAGAGGAAGTGATTTATTAGAAGTTGGACTAGGATTTAATGATAAACCTTCGTATAGAGTAGATAAAGGAACTTCCGTTGCAAACGATGGTATAGGTAATCATAAGGTCCCTTCAATGCCTGCAGGAGCAAAAAGAAATACAGTAGTCGGCATTCAATCACCTTGGCCTGAAGATTCTGGTAACTACATGATAAAATGTGCCAATAATTTTCAAGTTTTAGTTGGAGCAGGAGGCATAAAGATGACTACAGGAGGACCAGTAGTCATAAGCGGAGGTATTACTCAAATTATTGGTCCTGAAGTTACTATAGGTTCTAGTACAGGAGGTGTAACAGTTGAAGGAGAGACGGTTATGTTGAAAGGAAAAAGTATTGAAGCAGCTCCGTCAGAAGGTCATTTTTTCGTAAAAGGTTCAATGAGCAATACTGGCAACGTTTCAGTTGGTGGACATATGCATGCTGAAAGTACATCATTTGTTAATGCAATATGTGCTGGACGTAATGATTCTACTGTATGCAAACCGGCTGCTCCATCTGATAGTCACACCGGACCTGCTGTTTGGGGTGGCGTAGCTGTTAAAGGACTCACAGCCGCGTTAAAGGATTTAGTAGCTTACTCTACAACTCCGTTTTCTGAACCTGACGGCAAAGGTAATTTATTAACATCACCAAGAGGACAAGCTGGACTTCAAGATAAAATGAAGGCGATTGCATATCAAGCTCGTCCTTGGGAGCAAAAAGAAACGGGATATATTTTACCTGGAACACAAATTAAATTAGTCGGAACTTGTCCTTGTAATTATGGAGGAACTGCTGCAGGATCGTTTAATACTATTGCAACAAACTTCATCAAGCTTAACAATTTTCCTCATAATCATGGAATGTTTGACGGAGTGCATTCACATGATATTAGAGTTCCTGATATGGATTTCAGCTCAGACAATGCTGAAGAATTAAGAGGAAAAGTTTTGCCAGGATTAGATCAAAATAGCCCAAAACACATCGATGGAGCCGCAAAGACAAAGCAAGACTTAACAACTGTAGTGGCAGCAAAAGCTTCGGGATTTATAGTAAGTAAAATTATCGGAAAAGCTATTGCTTAAGAGTTTATTTTAACGTAATGTGATATTAATCGACATGCTACACCGAAAGGGTTCGCATCAATTAATTCAAGAGGCATGTTTCTAACAAGCTCAGCAAAACGAATAAACTCTACTGCTCTTGGTTTGTCAATTACAAACTCGTCTCCGGATAACACAGCAAATACGTTGCCTAAATGATCTTCTCTCTCGGGATTTTTTTCGAATTCTTGAATATGGAAATCTCCAATTTGATCAAACTTTTCTCCAATAGCTGTTATCATGGGAATATAAGTAGAAGGGCAAAAGTCTTCTGCTATTTCTAAATCTTGAATTCTTAAAGGAACGTACGTGCTTGGATCTACACATTCAGATATAAACCGATCCCATGGATGATTCGGTATTTTTTCTAATTCTTCTTCTATGATCTCATTTAATTCTTCTGCTTGTTGAACTAAATCCTCTATACCTCGAGTAGTTCTTCTTATATCTTCGTCAACTAATTCTCCTAATGAGTATGGAGAAGAAAAAGGCTCAGTAAGATCAATCGAAGATAACGGAGGAAAGACAACATCGCTATTTAAATTTACTGAAGAATTACCGTTTTCAAGAAACGAAAAATCCGTAATTGCTACGTTAGGATTTTCGATTGGAACTACAACTTCTTCGTAAGAAATGTCGGTTAGTTTTTCTGATAAATTAGTGTTTTCTATCGCAATTGTATCTCCGCCAATAGCAAAGCCATCACTAGATAACGGTTCACTTACAATTAAACTCATGTCTAAAATTAAGGAATTAATATTGAAAAATCAAATAAAAAATTCACCTAAAAAACTTTCCCATTGCTCGTGGTGCTTTGCTAAGTCTTCCTGTCCGTGTATATTAAAAATTGATTTTGAAACCTGTCGATAATAGTCAGGAGAAGGAGCTCCATGCATTTGCCATCTTTTTTTAAGAGCAGGTAAATGAAATGATAAAGCAATTAAAGTTTTAGTTGCAAATTTTAATCCTCTATCTTCCGACATTTGAGGCAATATGTTTACGGTATTAGTAAAATGATGAAATACTGAAACTGCAACTCTGAAACATTCATCTTCAGACTCTGCAAATTTAGCCATTAAACACACAATGTATATAATATCTATTGGTTTAGAAACTAAAATTTTGTGTTTTTCTAAAAATACTTTGTTACCAATTGCTTCTAAAATACGTTCTCTTAATTGTTCGTCCTGTAAAAATAGAGTTTTAAGAGAGACAGCTTCCTTTGGGGTATAAAGCTCCTCAATTAAATTAACCATGTTATTTACTTAGTTTTAGATGCCTGATATTTTTCGATTTGATCAATAATAAATTTTAATATTTCAGATCTCATTATATCCTCTTTACCAAACTCAACACAATATATTCCTTGTTGTTGAGATTCTTCGGTATTAAAGACATCAAACATTGTTTTAAACCCAGAATGTTCTTTGTGCTTAAGATCAGTCTGCATTGGATCTCCAAGAATAAAATATTTTGTAAATTTGCCAATACGAGTTAAAGATGTTAATATTTCCTGAAAATTTGCATTTTGAGCTTCGTCAACAATTACAGCTTTTGCATTGTAAGAAGTTCCTCTCAAATAATTTACTGGCATTCCTTTGACTCGCTCATCAGCAATTAACCGCTTAATATCTCCTGCACATAAAAGTTCTTCTAATTTATCATTTAGAACTGCTGTGAAAAACTGTAGCTTTTCGTTAGCATCTCCTGGAAGAGTTCCCATTGAATTTGAAGCACTTTCTACTATGGTTCTAACATAAATTATGTCGCTGACTTTGCGAGCATTTAATAGTAATAGTGAGCAGTAAACAGCTAGAATCGACTTACTCGTTCCTGCTGGTCCGCTTAAAAATACTACTTTAGTATCTTTATGTGTTGCTAGTTCTATAAATGCTTTTTGTTTTTCAGACCAGTCAAGCCCTTTGATGTTTAAATTAAAATCAATCTTTTCCCTTTGGAAAACCTTAGGCGAATTGTCTACTGGTGCTTCTTTCGCTGTTTGATTCATGTTTTTTTGAATCTTCTTTGGTTTTATTTTCATTATAAAAATGTATGTTGCACTGAATCGTGCATTATTACTTATGCAAAATAGTTATTATTATATTAAAGCTAGATAAATAACAATATCATGAGATCACCATTTAACCTCACAGGACCCGAATTAGAGCGAGAAGCGAGAGTAACGTTTTCGTATAAATCTCCAGAATTGCATCAAAATATTGAAATATCGATTGATGGTGATGATACATCAGTAGAAACGTTGCTGGATACATTTCAGCGTTTCTTAAATGCTTTGGGAGTATCGACACCAGATAATGTAATGTTAAGCTTTGTCGAATTTAATGATGATGACGATGATGATGAAAAAGACAGCAAAGAAGATTCGGAAGAATAACTATAAATAATTTTATGACTACTAAATTTGATTCATTTTTAAGCGAAATGTTGTCTGAAATGGCAGCAACTACAAATTACGATCCTACTTCAATGGGGGATAAGGTTTCTCAAAAAGTTGCTGGCTTGCCTGGAGTATCGCAACATTGGAAGTATCTTCAGCAATTAACTCCAGAGGTAAGAAAAGATATTGTAACTAAAATCATCCAAAATATTTTTACTGATAATGAAGATAATACATATTCTTTGAGCATCGATAACGTCGAAGACTTAAAACAAGCAATTGTTTCTGCAATCAAGCGTGTTGCAGAAACTAATCCTGATTTTAAAGCTACAAGTAATACTATTATTAAATTTTTAGCAGACCGTTTAGCTAATAAAGATTTGCTCGGTAACGTAAAATATACTACTGCTAGAGGAGAAGATATTGTGTTGGATAAAGACGTAACACAACAGGATGTTAAAAACGCGTTAAAAAAAGCTCTTAATCCAAAAGCTGACATAGATTCAGAAGAAGGTCCCTCAACAGACGAATCTCCAATAGCACATGAAGTAGATGAAAAACCTATTGCAAAAAAAGACAGCGTTTATAATCCTTCTAGAGATTATTATCTCAAAACGTATGAGGAAATTCCGTCTGGAAAATTAAAAGGAGATATTCAAGTAGCTTATGATAGATTATCAGGAATGTCTGGAGAGGTGCATTCCGGAAACGATTTTACAAAAGTATTAAGAAATAGTAATTTATCTCCATCTTTCATGAAACAATTATTTGACTTAGATATAATTGAGCTAGCAGATGCTGATATAGAAGATGTTGGAGATACTAAAGGATTTGATGAGACTGAAAGAGAATATATGGATAGACTTACTAGAGCTGCAAGAGAAGATCATGAACGTTCTTCTCCATCTAGTAGATTTGGCGGAGAAGAGGTTTTTGGTTAATCTTAAATTTTAATCATATATTGTTGCTCTCGTAGATAAATACTTCTTAATCGTCTATGATTAGATATACATACGATTTTGAAGTTCAAACTATGATTACTATGTTCATCAATGCGATGAGCGATATAGTAATAAAGCGTTTTAATGTCAATAGACAAGCAAGAGATCAAATCAAAACAAGAATCGTTTATGCTCCAAAACAAAGAGTATTAAATGACTTGTTAAACAGAGATCAAAATCTTATTCTGCCAGTAATTGCTTGTACGATAGGAGGAATGAATAGAGATCCTTCTAGAGTATACAATAAAATTTTAGGAACATTTCACGATATTAAGGATAAAACAATTAACGAGAAGACTCCTTTGCCTATCGATTTAACAATTAATGTTTCAATAATGACGAGATATCAAGCTGATATGGATCAGATATTAACTCATATCATGCCTTATATTAATCCTTATTTTGTTGTTTCTTGGAGAACGCCTCTTAGACCAGATTTCGAAATTCGCTCGAAAGTAGAATGGAATGGCAATACTAGTATTACATATCCTGTGGATTTGAATGCTACACAAGTAGCTAGAGTTGTTGCTGATTTATCGTTTGTGTTTAAAGGATGGATTTTTCAGTCTTATTCAACAGAAGATGTAGGAACAATTTATACTATTCATACTAATTACAACGAAAGCATTCCAGGAGTTCCTGTCGAATTTTTGTTACCTGATGATATTAGATCCTCTACTGAAGAAAAAGACTACAGATTTATTAATGGAGCTGAACCACAACCGACAATGATAGAGCCATATTTAGCAAGAGTTGGTCGTTCACAAAAATTCCGAACAATTGGCACTGGGTTTACTGCTCTCAGTAATGTGTATTTATCTGGAGCTCCTTTTGCTGATAAAGCAACTACTTGGAATCCTTTGTCTGGATTTCCGAGTCTTTCTGCTGAAAATCCACCATTTACAGGAATAAAGTTATTAAGCTCTGATTGGTGGTATGATCGAGACCATTCCGTTACTTTTGTAATGCCTTCTGCCTCTTCTCCGGGATTTGTAGATGTTATTATAGAGGGTCCAGCTGGATATGGAACGTTGACACAACATGTTCGCAGAAGCACATTAAATCCTTTTAAAGAAGGCTCTGCGCTTTATGATAATTATATACCTTATCAACCTCCCTATTTGTCTGGGATTGAAGTTGTTTAACTATGAACGAAGAAATTGTTAATGAAAATCAAGAAGAGGAGATCAGAACCATAGTTCCATTTGTTGTTGAAGAATCTAGTCTTCCGTATACACCTTATTTTAATTTTAATGTGTCAGGAGATGTTTTTGATGAACAAAACGAATTGAAAGTAGATGTAACAAACAATCTTGATATTTTTTTGTATAATTCTTTACTTACTTTTAATTCTAAACCTTGTATAATGAGACTTTACGTCAATCGTTCTATTAGAGCAATTGCGTATTTTAGTGCAATTAGACGAGGCACTTCGTTCGGATTTAAACCAGTAGAATTAAAAGATAGTACTAAATTATTAATTGGAGCTTTTACATACGGTTCAATTAATTTTAATTTATAAATATTATAAATATTAATATGCCAGATAGAAAAATTTCACAATTAAACAGTGCTCCTAATGTCGATTATGAAGATGTGATTCCGATCGTTCATAATGGAACTACTTACAATACCACTGTTGATCGTCTTGTGAATACTGGTAGTAGAAAAATTTTAAAAAATGAAAGTTTTGATGCAGATGGTAGAAAAACATATCTAGTTAATACTGCTGTGTATGCTGTTACAGCAACTTTACCTCAAACTCCAACGATTGGGGATTATGTATCTTTTGCAGATCCGTACCTTACATGGAATTTTAACCACTTTACGATAAATAACAATACGAATATGATACATGGTCACCTAGAGCCGTTAGTTTGCAATGTAGTGGGTTTGACTTTTACATTAACCTATGTTGGTGGAACTTTAGGATGGAGGGTTGACTAATGTTATTTTCTAATCTATTTCAACCTTTGTCTGTTACTATTAATAATAACATTCCCGAGGCTTGCTGTGATGGAGAAACTACTCCAGAATTAAAAACTGATATACTTGTTCGTAATCCTTTAGGTCTTTATCATTATGGAGAAATTATACCTCCAGGTACTAAGCTAGAAACAATTCTAAGAAATATTTTAAGCGAAGAATGTAGAGATTGTTGTTGTGAAGAAGTTACTCCTACTCCTACTCCTACAGAATCTCCTACTCCAACTGTTACCCCTACTCCAACTGTTACACCTACTCCAACTGTAACTCCTACTAATACAGTTACTCCTACTCCTACAACGACTGTTACACCTACTCCAACTGTAACTCCTACTAATGCTGTAACTCCTACTCCTACAACGACTGTTACACCTACTCCAACCGTAACTCCTACTAATACAGTTACTCCAACTGTTACACAGACTCCTACTAATACGGTTACACCTACTCCAACTGTAACTCCTACTAATACTGTAACTCCTACTCCTACAACGACTGTTACACCTACTCCAACCGTAACTCCTACTAATACACCTACTAATACAGTAACACCGACTCCTACAAAGACTGTAACTCCTACTCCTACTAATACACCAACTGTAACACCAACTAGTACAGTAACACCGACTCCTACAAAGACTGTTACACCCACTCCAACTATAACACCAACTAATACGGTAACTCCTACTAATACACCGACTAATACGGTAACTCCTACTCCTACAAAGACTGTGACACCTACTCCTACTGTGACTCCTTCTACTACTCCTCCTGCTGTGATTCCTGTAAGTTCTTATTGGATTGTTGCTGAT